CAAAAACTCTTTCTACGGTTGGCGGCTTTAGATCCTTTCTTTAATTTAGATGGTTTAGTTGTAACAGCAGTTTTTAATTTAGAACCAGGGTTTGCTCTTCTATAAGAAGCAACACCTTTTTTATTTAATCCACCTGATGGATTTTTTCCTGCTTTACGTTGCCACGCTGGACTAGCCATGATTATTTTTTAGCAGTTTTAGCTGATCTCTTTAATGCTTTAGAACTTACAGTTCCTTTACCTGGTCTGCTTGTACCTGCTTTCTTTCTTTTGTTCATGTAGTAGTAAAGTCCTTTTTTAACTCTTCTACCATCTTTAGTTGTATGGTAAGCGCTACCACCTTTTTTAGCTTCGAAACGTGCATTCATTCCTTTTGCCATTCCTTTAGCTCTCGCTATCTCATAACTAGATTTTTTTCCATCTTTATTTAAATCTCTAGCTTTGATAACTTTTTTATTTCCCATACCAAATCTTTTAGTCATACTTCTCCTTTATTTATAATGTGCACCACAATCCTTACAAAACTTAGCTTGGACTATAGTGAATCTTGTGCAGTTACAAAATAACTGTTTTATTTTTTTAATAATCTTTTTGATCATTATCTATTTATTTTTCCAGATTTTTTAGCTTTGCTTCCAAATCTTCCGTAAGACTCGTCTCTAGATGCTTTTAATTGCTTCTTAGTTCTTTTCTTACGAATTCTCATAGCGATAGATTCGTCTTTTCTATCTTTGTAACCCTGTTTTTTCTTTTTAACAGAACCACCTTTTTTATACATAGCTCCACCTGCCATTCCCATGTCTGATGGATAATAACCAGATCTCATGTCTCTTCTCATTACTCCACCTCCCATAGCTTTAGCTCTTCCTCCAGTAGCGTATCTTGTTCTTCCTGGTCTTACTCCGTTTTGTCTCATATTATTTTCTCCCTTTTCTTAAAGCTCTTCCAAAACCACGTTTTGCAATTCCAGTAACGCTTCCACCTTTTTTAAAAGCGAAATTGTAACCTGATCTTTTTGGATTTCTTGCACCATAACTTTTATATGGTCCCATTGTTTCTGACAGCATACCAGGCATTGTGTCATCCATGTATGCTGCATCAGATGTAAATGCTCTTTTATTTGCACCACTAACACCTAAGCCTCTTCCTTTTCTACCTAAAGCTGCTGCACCTAAACCTGCTACTAATAATGGTGCTGCTTTTTTTAAAAAGCTTGTTATTTTACTTTTTTTCTTCTTCGCCATTTTAACTCCTTACTTTTTTCCATTTCTGAAAATTTGTGTTCCCTTTATACCAAAAATTGACGCACATACAAGTATCCATAAATTAGTAAACCATGATGGGAGCGCCTGGAAATGCTCAAAGAACATTTTTATCTTGCTCATAGCGGCCGGATCGTCCGACCAAACCCCATATGCGAGCACCAAAATGGGCAACGTGAGGATCAATAAAACGACCTCATCCTTGTAGTCGTTTTGACGAGCTTCTAAAAGTTTGCCCTGGTAAGCTTCCTCACCACGAGCTTGTCGTTCTGCATGTAATACCTGTGCATCAGACATTGCGATTTTTGCCCTCTGCTTATTAGCATAAATTTTACTACCAGCAGAAACGGCTAATTTAATTGCCGAGAACCACATACTAGTACCACTTAACTGTAGACTTTTTAGAAGCTAGCATTCTTTTTTGTCCGCCAACTTTGTTTATAGTTGGTTGACCTAAAGGCATTTTAACTTCTGTTTCTTTTGCATAACCATCCGCATTAACTGAAAAAGTATTTTTTGCATCTGCTTTTGGTGTATCAGATACAACTTCTCCAATGTAATTTGGATTGTTTTTTGTAAAGAATGTTTTTCCTTTTCCCATAGTTTTCTCCTTATTAGTTTGTATACTATCTTCTAGGTCCTTTCAAGATCTTAACGTCTTCTTGTTTAATCATGTCCATTAGCCATTTTAGCTTCTTGAGACATCATTTGTTTAGTTAACGATGTATCAGCCCTTAATTGAGCTAATTCTTGATTTTGATCTAATTTTTCATCAAATTGTTCTTGGCCCATTAATTGTTTAGATCTATCTAAATCAATCTTTTCTTGACCTTGTTCACGTTTAACTTCGTCATCCATAGCTCTTAAATCTAGTTCTCTCGCTTTTAATTTAGCAATTGGGTCGTTTCCAAACTCACCCATAATCTTATTTTCTTCTTCTTTAAATTCTTGAGTCATTTCTGCAATTAATTTAGCTTTTCTAGACTCTAAATTCATTGACATTTGCATAATTTGTTGTTGATACTGTGGATCTTGTTGTAACATCGGATTTTGTTGTACCATTTGTTGCATTTGCATCAATTGTGCAATTTCTTCTCTAAATTCTACCTCTAACTGCTCTTGTGCCATTAAAGAAATGTGTTCAAAGATGTTTTTTTCTAATGCAGCCATAACTGGAGGTGCATTTCGAGCAATATTAGACGCCATAAAGTTTAAATGGGTCGTAATATGCGCTTGATGGTCTTGTCCTTTGAAAGCTTGGAAAGGTTTTCCACTCATTGCAAGAATATTTTCAGTTGCCGGGTCCATTGGAGTTGGTTGTTGGGGTGGTGGCAAGATTTTATCAATATTTTTTACTCCAATTGCATTATACATAGCTCTATACGCTTCATAAAGGTTGTGCATTTTAGGATTTGACATTGCAAGTTGTAATTCTGTCTGTGCCATTGAAATTCTTTGCGATTGGGAAAAAATATTTGGGTCTGCTACAGGTAAAATGTCGACTTTGTCGTCAAAATCTGCAACTTTAATTTGTTTTTGTCCTCCAACTACGTCGTAAGGATACTCTGGAGGTAGATATTGTTTAAAAACTCCGGATAATAATTTAAATTCTTGCTTCATCGCCACATACAATCTTTTATGTATGGCTGACATGACTCTCGAACCACGTTCTAAAAGAGCTATAGTCGTACCAACAGCTGCTTGTTGGTTGCCGTCACCGACCTGCATGTCAGCTATGGCGGCAAACCGTTGCCCTGCCTGCACCACTATCCCCATCAACTGTAATAAAGTTGGTGAAGGTTCTTTAAATGGTAAAGGCATAAATGCATCTTTGATACTTCCTCCAGGTGCATCCACATCTCTGAATTCTCCAGGCTGTATAGCTTGTGCCTCATCTCTAACACGGATTCCTCTTTGCTTAAATCCGGCCGGTAAATTACTTAAAGTTCCTGCGTCAAGTAGTTGACGTAATGCAGTGGTTGCTGTTCTTGATAAACCACCGATCATATGAATTAATCCAAAACCATAAAAACCTAATCCAGGTAAAAATTTAAAATGTACAAAATAATCTATTTTAAGTTTTTGTGGATCTTCAGCTTTATAGTTTCGTCTAACTGATAAAATCTGTCTGTTATTCATTTCAATAGTAACAATGTATGGAAGTTTAATTCCAGTTGGTTCTCCTTGTGAATCTTTATCTTCAAAACCTTCTAAATCTAAATCAGTGTGAATTTCTAAAACTGTAAAGATGTCTTCATCTCTAGTTTTTTTAACTCCTTCTAATTCTCTTTCTTTTTTCTCTACTTCTGTTTCTTGATTATATCCAGGTGTTAAATCTACATCCATGTAGAAACCTGAAACTTGTTTTTTTCTTAAATCGTTTTCAGACATTTTAATTACGTGCACAACTGCTTCTGCATCTTCTAAAGATGTAGCAGTGTATGGCACAACTAAATCGTCTGCTGGAACAAATTTTGAAACAGCTCTGCCTAAAAGCTCGTCATAATAGACTTTCTTAAAAGCAGAGCCACTAAGAGGGAGATAAAAAAGCATTGTGTCGAACTCGGGTTCGTACTCTTTCATCACATCCATGAGCTGATAGTTCATGAATTCTTTAACTCTTTGCGACTGGTCTTCTTTTGCTCTATCTGCAAGTCCAATTATTTGTGTATGTACTGGACCAGTTGCTGGAAGTAATTCTTTGTAAGCTTGCGCTTGAAACTGTGTAACTGATTCTGCTAACACTGGGTGCGTTGCACCTGAAGCTCCTTGAAATGGTTGAGTTGGATTTTCATATTTAAATCCTAAAAGATCTAAACCTTTTGTGTAAGTATCTTCCCACGCTTTTCTAGAAGATTTGTATTGATTATAATTTTCTACTAATT